GAGATTCTGTTGGGAGGAGATGTGAACTTCCATGACTTCTTGAAGAACAAGAATTACGCCATGGCAGCGAACGGCTATTGCTACACTCACAAACATCAAGGATTGTTTCCTGAAATCGTGGAAAAGATTTTCACAGAACGTGTCTTTTACAAGAAGAAGATGATTGAGGCACAAAAGGAGTATGAGAAGAACAAGGATGTGAACCAGGTGAAGCTCATCAGCAAGTACAACAACATTCAGATGGCTAGAAAGATTCAATTGAACAGTTTGTATGGTGCTTGGGCCAATCAATACTTCCGATTCTATGATGACAGAATTGCCGAAGGCATCACTCTGACTGGTCAGTACATCATTCAGCATGTGGGTCGTGCCTTGAATGAATACCTGAACAAGGTGTGTGAAACAGAAGGTGTGGAGTACACATTCTATTCTGACACAGACAGTTGTTACATCACATTGGATCGTTTGGTTCAGAAGCACTTCTCACATCTGGACAAGAACAAGGTGGTGGATGTGATTGACAAGTTCTGTAAAGACAAGGTGGCCAAGGTGTTGGCAGATGCCTGTAACCATATCATGCATGCCACAAATGGATATGTGTCCAAGATGGAGTTCAAGCGAGAGGTGATTGCCGACCGTGCCATCTGGGTGGCCAAGAAGCGTTATGCCTTGAATGTGTATGATAGTGAAGGTGTGCGATACAAGGAACCCAAGTTGAAGGTGCAAGGCTTGGAGATTGTCCGAAGCAGCACACCAGGCAGTGTTCGGCAATATCTTCGTGATGCTGTGAAAATGGCATTGACTTGCTCACAAACTGAGATTCAAGATTTCATTGCTGATTTGGAGCAGAAGTTTCATCAAATGGCACCAGAAGAAATTGCCTTCCCTAGAAGTGCCAACAATCTGGCCAAGTATCATTCTGGTAGCACCATCTACATCAAGGCCACGCCATTACACGTTCGAGGCGCCTTGTTACACAATCATCACATCAAAGCTAAAAAGCTGGACAAGAAATATGAGTTGATTAAGGAAGGAGATAAAGTGAAATACTTGTATCTGAAGGAGCCCAATCCCATCAAGGAGAACAGCATCGCCTTCACAGCCAGTTTACCAAAAGAACTTGACTTACACAAGTATGTTGATTATCATACTATGTTCGACAAGAGTTTTCTAGAACCCATGAGAACCATTCTGGATTGTCTGGGATGGAGCACAAATAAAGTTGCCACATTGGATGACCTATTCTAAGGAGATGTTATGTCATTAATCAATAAGTTGCGTAAGAATTCCACAATTCGTGAAACAGAAGTTCTAACTGACAGCAAGTTCTTCACAGCCAAGGACATGATTCAAACCCCTGTACCCATGATTAACGTGGCGTTGTCAGGTCGTTTGGATGGTGGGTTGACTCCTGGATTAACGGTGTTCGCTGGTCCTAGCAAACATTTCAAGACGGCTTTTGCCATGTTGTTGGCCAAGAGCTATCTAGAGAAGTATGAAGATGCGGCCATCTTGTTCTATGACTCAGAGTTTGGTGCGCCCGCTGGATACTTTCAGAGCTTTGGCATTGATACCAATCGCGTGATTCACACACCCATCACAGACATTGAACAACTGAAGCATGATATGATGTCACAAATCAACAACATTGAACGTGGCGAGCATGTCATCATCATTGTGGATTCCATTGGTAATTTGGCATCACGAAAAGAAGTGGAAGATGCCTTGGATGGCAAGAGTGTGGCGGACATGACTCGCGCCAAGCAGTTGAAGAGCTTGTTCAGAATGAGCACACCTCACTTGACCATCAAGGATGTTCCCATGGTGGTGGTGAATCACACCTACAAGGAAATTGGTATGTTCCCCAAGGACATTGTGTCTGGTGGCACAGGCATCTACTATTCGGCTGACAACATCTTCATCATTGGTCGTCAACAGGAAAAGGATGCCGACGGATTAACAGGTTACAACTTCATCATCAATGTGGAGAAGTCTCGCTTTGTTCGTGAGAAGAGCAAGATTCCTGTTGAGGTGTCATTTGAAGGTGGCATCAGCACCTGGTCAGGTCTTCTGGACGTGGCATTGGAATCAGGACACGTGGTGAAGCCACAGAATGGATGGTATCAGAAGAAGGGTGAGGAGAAGAAGTATCGTGTCAATGATACCTACGCCAAGGAGTTCTGGATGCCCATCTTGAAGGATGCATCATTCCAAACCTGGATCAAGGAGAACTATGCCATCTCCAACACATCATTGGTGGCAGAGTTCAGCTCAGAGATGATTTCCGAGGAGTATGACAATGTATAATTATGAAGTGAAACCCAATCACTATTACAAGGAGAACAACGCCTCGGATTTCTATATTGAAATTCTGGATGGTCCTTTCCAAGGATTGTGTTTCGTGTTTGGTCCTATTGAGTTTGCTGGTGAAGATGAAAATGGTAATGGAAAAATCAATTTCGATTATCACTTGTTGTTCATCCCCGCAAATGTTAACTTTGAAGAACATAAGTTTGAGATAGAACAGATGGTGGCTAACGTGCTACAAAGAATTTTTGAAACTTTGGTGGAGAACAACTCTGATGAAACTGGAACTGGTGATACTGAATCAACTGATGAAGGACGAGGATTATCTCAGGAAGGTGATACCCTTTCTGAAGGATGAGTACTTCACAGACTGGTCTGAACGAAAGGTCTTTCAACATCTGAAAACATTTGTGGAACAATACAACGCCGCTCCCAGTTCAGCGGCGTTGAACATTTCGTTGCAAAATGACAAGATGTTGACAGAAGAGGAGTTCACAAACATCACAGAGGTGCTCACACAGTTTGGTGAGGCTCAATCCAACAAGGATTGGGTGTTGAATGAAACTGAAAAGTTCTGCAAGGACAAGGCGGTGTATAATGCCATTGTACAATCCATTCAAATCATTGATGGCAAGGACAAGAAGTTCACTAGTGAAGCCATTCCAGAAATTCTTAAAGATGCCCTCGGCGTCAGCTTTGATAATAGTGTGGGCCATGATTATCTTCTGGACAGTGATGATAGGTTCGAGTATTATCACAAACTAGAAGAACGCATGCCATTTGATTTGGATATGTTCAACAAAATCACCAAGGGTGGTTTGCCTAGAAAGACGTTGAATATTGCTCTGGCAGGGACTGGTGTGGGTAAGAGTCTGTTCATGTGTCATATGGCGGCAGGGGCATTGAGTCAAGGCAAGAACGTGCTGTACATCACCATGGAAATGGCAGAAGAACGGATCGCTGAACGCATTGACGCCAATCTGATGAACGTCACCATGGATGATTTGAAGAATCTTCCCAAGCAGATGTTTGATGACAGAATGGCCAGAATCCGAAACAAGACAGAAGGCAAGCTGATAATCAAGGAATATCCCACAGCATCAGCACACTCTGGTCATTTCAGAGCCTTGTTGAATGAATTGAATTTGAAAAAGGAGTTCATTCCTGACCTCATCTTCATTGACTATCTGAACATCTGTGCCAGCAGCCGATTCAAGATGTCTGGCAGTGTGAACAGCTACATCTACATCAAGGGTATCGCAGAAGAACTTCGTGGCTTGGCTGTGGAGTTCAATGTCCCCATCGTGTCAGCCACACAGACCACAAGGAGTGGGTATGCAAATAGTGATATGGAGCTTACTGATACTAGTGAGTCATTTGGACTTCCAGCAACTGCGGACTTTATGTTTGGTATTATCTCCACAGAGGACTTGGAAAAGCTGGGACAGCTTCTCATCAAACAACTGAAGAACCGATACAATGACCCTTCACAACACAAGCGTTTCGTGGTGGGTGTGGACAGAGCCAAGATGAGATTGTATGATGTGGACATCTCGGCGCAGAAGAACATCATACAGGAAGAACGAGTGGAACAGAAGCCCGCTGCGTTCACTTCCAAGATGTTCGCCAAGAAGAATTTTGATGGAATTAAGTTTTAGTATAAATACGAGAGTTAAGACGGAGGTTCCATGTACCTGGCTAGCAAGATACACAAGGAACTGAAACACCATTTTCTTGCTGATGACATCATCGGGTCAGAATTGGCATATGGTGTCATCACCAAACGTTTGAACAAAGTGCTCCGTCCATTAGGAGCCAGAATTCGTGTGAAGCGTGACAAGGAACTGAAGGTGAAGCGTGGCAGTGTGAAACAGCCCTACAACTTCTCTGGATACTACGACACAGAAAAGAAGAAAAACGCCATTGTGGTGAATGTACATTTCACCCCCACCAGAAACACCTTCAAGTTCACACGACACAACTACAATGGATTCATGTTCATGTTGTCTCAGATATTGCAACATGAATTCATCCATGAAAGTCAATTTGCTTTTCGTCCTGACCAAGCTGAACGAAAAGTCAAGGTGTTCCATTCTG